AATACTTTCCTCAATGCAGCAGCGGCCTTTATAACCGTAGCAAATAGATTCGGATCAAAAACTTCTTCGCTAGTTATCTTCTTATTTGCCATTCTTCAACATATTAAAGTGCGTGAAATACATTCGGACGCTCAACTTCTTATCGTCAATTGCAAAATTAAGGTTTTTAGTTAACAAAGCGATTGACTTATAATAGTCGTATTCGCTATTCTCCATTGCCTTTTTGCGCTTCTCGCCTTCAAAAATGATTTTATCATAGGCTAAAGAACTGATTTGCGCCTTAACTTTTTTGATCTGGAATCGAATATCGTCTTTTAAAGTATCAATGTAGTTTGGGTCTTTTGAAAGCATATCAAAGTATTCAAGTTCGATTTTATCCCATACCGGATTAAGTACCTTTTTTAAATGGTCCACGTCTATTTTATTTGGCATTTCATACACTAGGTGCTTTAAGTCGCCCGTTTCTAAAACTTTGTAATAATAGTAAATAGGTAAATCGTCAATTGACTGCCAGTATTTCATTGAGTATAATTTCTTGAATTTGTGGTATTAACTTGTCTCTTAATATTTCAAAACTTTCTTCGTTCAAACCTAAGATAGCCCCGTATTTGCTCAAATCTATGCCCTCTTTAACTGAATCAGCATAAATAGTTAAGTCTTTCTCGGTTACTTGTACAATGTCAAAACTATCGTAAAAGGCGCCAGTATCTTTTAACGTCCACCTTTTGCCGCTTGGTTTACCGTAATCGTAAACAATTGTTTTAGAGTAAAATGGAAGTTGTTTATCGTCTGCTAAAATACCAAATTGCAATTGGTTTTCCTGGTTCAACCGAATAATTAACTTCTGGTTGATCGTTTTGGAAAACAAAACAAAGAATAGTTTACCAGTAGCAAGGCTTTCAATGTTTCTTATTACTTGAAAAAGTCTATCCATTACACCGTAAAGAAATAACTTTCCGTTGCTAATTGGTCAACATACTCTTCAATGTTTGTTGACAATAAAACGTCGTCTATTTCTGAATAAAGAACTATTAACGGTTCTTGGTACTCGGACGCTCTATTAGTGTACGTTATAACCATTTGCGGTGCCGCTAAATTAGGTTGTGCAATAATAACCGCAATAGGAAAAGTATAAATAAACTGACCCCCATTGCCTAACTTAGTTACTCCGTTTATCAATTCAAGTGAAAAACTCATAGTTTAAAGTATAAAAAAGCCCCAATAGCGTAAACTATTGAGGCTAATTAAAAATAAATGTTTAACCTTTAATTTACTTCTTTTTACTAGCGTCTTGGTAATCCTTCCAAGCCTTAGTTAAATCTCCTGTAAATCCAGAATCATAAAGAAAACGATTGAACTTTGTTTTATCGCCTTTCTTACGACTATACAGCCCTAATTCAAGGTAACAAGTACCCGTTTTTGTTTTGAACTCCATACTATGGGATTGTTATTACAACAGCACTTAATAAAGTATCGTCATATCCATTAGTAGCAGGTGCTATTCTTAGACTTAAAACGTCAGCAGAAGTTTGCGCTGAAAATGTAAAAGCGTATGTTCCTGTTGGAGTTTCGTTAAAGGTAGAAATCACAACAGGAGAAGCAGTAGTTACATTGTAAATTTCAAAGTCACTAATTACTAAACCACCAGCAACAACCGGATTAACTACTGATCCGTATGGAGTAGTTACTTTCATTGAGAAAGCAGTAGTCGAAATTGCAGAAGCAACACCGTTTAAGTTAATTAGACCATTGTAATCCAACCAAGAAGTTGAACTATCAAAGTCAGAAGCTAACAACATACCAACGTCAGAATCAGCAATTGAATCTTTCCATTGAAAGGTCAAAGAAATCTTAGCAACAGTTGTATCTGTTGTGTCGATTGTCTTAACGTCCCAAGTAGGCATTTTGATAGCCAAAGGATAAAGATAACCAGTAGTTCCTTTGTCACCTATCAAGTTGTCGTTACCGTCAACGATATAAGCCCCAACTTGACCACAACCGAAAGCGTCAATCGCTCCAGCATAAGTAGAACCCTGAAACCAAATCTCTCCTGTGAAAGTCTTTGCTCCGTTTCTTATTTTTGCAATCGTTCCTGAAGGTGCTTCTTCTGTAATAGAATCAGCTCTTTCATTTGTTACGTTTTCCATTGTCGGCAATGGGTAGTAACGCTCCGAAGAATCAGCAGCATTAATTAGGTTAATAATATCAGCGTTAGTAGGTATTGAACTAAGGTCAATCCCATTTCTAACATTTGAACCGTTTACCAAAGGAACGATTATAATCTTTTTTGCAACAGCTTGTAAGGGTTGGCATGAACCAACTCCGGTATTACTAAGCGTTACGTCACATGAACAAACAGCCATTTTTTTATTTTTTATAGTTAAACATTATTTTACAAAATTACAATTTTTTTTGCCTATTTAAAACCACTATCAAATCCAGTATCAAAACCGTTTCCGTCGACTACTGGAATTTCACGAACTCGGCAAGTAAAGTCTTTGATAATGTTTAGTGGAACAGTTACTTCAACAGCACTTATGTTTTTATTAAATACTTTTTGACCAGCGTCGTTAGTTGTTGAATTACCACCATTGGTAAACTTTGAATAGTTTATTCTAGTAACTCCGTTAATAGTGTTAACTCTATTTGATCGGGCTAAAGCAGTTAAAAAGGTATCAGCTAAAGCGTTCAAAGGATTTAAAACATTATCGTAGTCGCTTTCTGTGGTGTATTTTTTCGGGTTATTTGTAGCCATAAAGAAGAACCTACTCGAACCTTCGCTTTCGTTTACGCTATCTCTTGCAGTTGGTGAAGTTCTCGAAGCTAAATCAAACCTCCATATCATTGGTAGTATATCTTTGTCGTGCTTCTTTGATATTTCTTGTTGAACCTGAAGATACTTACCGTAAATGTATTGAGGCTTTCTAAGTGCATACGTTCCAATAATTGGCGCACTTGCACCGCTTACTATTAGATAGGTGTTTTGAACGAAAGAAACAACCGTATAATTAACTTCTAATAGCGTTATAATACTGTTTTCTCCTAAGTAGTGGGTATTGGTAGCCCAAAGTTTATAGTTTCCGTCTATAACTTCAACAGCATAAACGTTAAGGTCTAAACTCATTGAGTCAATTACCGATTCTACTATGCTATCTACGCTGGTCATATTGCGCTAATAGGTTCTAAAACTAATCCCCTAAAGTCTGTATAAGTTGCTTGGTTCTCGTAAATGTAATATTGTAAGTCCGTTCCGGTTCTTATGGTCCGATTATAAAGAACGGTCAATTTAGTAATTAAACTTTCTTGACTTGTTGCCTCTGATTGATTAGCTACGTTTCCAGACGCTTGGTTTATTATTTGTTGTTGACTTACATAGTTGTAATATATTCGGCCTTTTAAGTACTCTTTAATGCCTTGACAAGTGATTGATATATCGCCAGGGTCGTCATAGTAAAACGGGCTGAATATATCTGTCCACTTTGTTGAAGCTGGTGTTTGTGGGTCGCCAGTCAAATCATTTATAAACTCTTGGCCCAACGTAGAACCGAACAACTCATAAATTAAAGCCTTCTCGCTATCCAAAGTAATAAACGATTGAAGGTCAACTAATGTATTTTGGTCTTGGCTTATTTGAAAGTTACCGCTTTCAAAATCGGACGTTTGAAGTATCATAATATTTTAACGATTACATTATTTGGGTTACTCACTAGCCTAGTGACTGCATAGTTTAGAATCTTTTTTTTAGTGCCTTTCTTGATAGTCTTTAAAATTGGAGTGCCTTTATCGTTAACCGTTCTATATTCATAGTCTTTTAAAAACTGGACTAAGATCATTTCTTCTTGCATAATACAAAGTTAAATAAAAAAGCCCTAACAAATTAATGCTAGGACTTTTCCCAGAGAAACTTAATACAGAGAATATTAAGAAAATTTATTTTTTACTTGATTTAGCTTTTGCTGGTGCTTTCTTTTTTTCTGTTGCTAATTCAGCCTGCCCGTTACTAATAACTAAATCAGCTTTCCATTTAGGTAGCTCGTAAACTTGACCAACTACAAAATGCTGAGCCTTGCCAGCTTTTACTTTTTTACCTCTTACCTTGATTATTTCGACTTCTGAACTCATAACTGTTTAATTTTATGTTGCCTCAAAGATATAAAAAAAGCCCCAACAATATGAAGGGGCTTTTTAACTATATTCTAAATAGACTATGGAGTAGTTTCTAAAGCTGCTTTGTCAGATAAGAAATCACCTTTAACAAATGCAGTTCTATCGTTGTTCTTAACGTAAACTACGCCTCTCCATTCAGCCCTAATTGTTTTAAAGTTCTTAATGAAGTTATCGCCAGTATATCCTACGTCAATTGAAATGCCAGCCTTAGTTCTGATATGTGCTTTTGTAAAGTCACCAATCAAATACTGTCCAGCGTCAACTAAAGTAGTTTCTACAATTGGCACACCGTCTAAAGATAAAGAACCAGCTACCATTGCTAAACGCTCTACATATCGCTTATCGGTAGAACTAACTTTTACCATTTTTAAAGCGGTAACGTCAGAAGGATTCATGAAGATATAATTCGGCATTCCTTGCTCTGCTATCTTAATTTGATTTGCAGCAACAGTAAGAACGTCTACTTCATTTGCATTATCAACTGCTAAAGCAAAAGTTCCAGCAGCAAATGCAGTTGCAGTATTGAAAACCCCGTTTAATTGTGGGCTTACTCCTGAACCACTATAAGCACCTAATTCAACAGCTTTCAATAATTCACGATTCAATTCGTTGTTAATTTCAGTAGCCATAAATTCTACGTCGTCTAACATTTCGTCAGTGATTGTAATGTAAGCAGTTGTCTTTTCAACTTTTTGAGAACCAACAAGTAAATCAAAGTCGATTTGATTTTTAAGTGCCGCTTCTACTGTTTGACCAGCCGTTCCTTCTTTACCACTTTGATAAACCCACTCAACAAGGTTAGAAGAGATAGTTCCAGATTGAAGAACGTCTAAGAATTTGATTTCCCTTGAAGCCTCCATGTTCATTCCCGGCAGCCTTTCAGCTTGTGGAATTTGTCCAGTTACGTTTGTTGCAAAAGTCATATCAACAGGAGCCTTCAAAGTAATCTTAACGCTTTCTCCGTTCTTGTAACGGCTTATTTCGTCTTTCTTTTCCTTCAACTGCTCAAGGATTGACTTGCTTGTAGAAGTTTCTGTTTTTGTCAATTTATCAACTGCTGATTTAATAGCAGCACCTTGACTTAATAGAATAGCCTCGTGCTTTGCGCCTAATTCAGCTAAAGCCTTTGACTGCTCTTTTCCAAGTTCAGCTAATTCTTCTTTTGATACACCAGACTTTACAGCCTCGTCTACTTTCATTGCCACGCTGCTCATATACTCAGCAATATGGCTTGCTTGTGCTTCTGTGCTTAATTCTTTGATTGCAGCTTCGTCTAAATTTTTCTCAGCCGTCAACCATGTATTAAAATCTTTCATTTTAATTGTGTTAAATGATTAAATAATGGATTACTTTTCTTTTGCGGCTTCTCGACCTTTGGAAGTGTTTTATCAACGGCTTCACCTTCTTGAAGTGCTTTGAATTGATTACAAAAATGCAATAAATTTTCTTTAGTTGGGTTGTCTAAGGCTTTTTCGTTTAGTTCTGTTAGTTCTTCTAAGCCTTTTGAAGAGTCTAAAGTTGGTGTTAATTCGTTTGAACCTCGTATAACGCAGCTAATTTCAATCAACTTTGCCTCTGTTACCGCCCAAAAATAGCCCGTTTCTTCTGCTAAGTCTAGGTTTATAACCTCGTTTTTGTACTTTTCCCAAGTAGCAAACTCTTCTTTTTCTTCTGGATTGTTTACAGCAAGTTCAATTTTAACGTACTGCATACCAACTGAATGCTGTTTGATTGCACCATTTTTATAATCAAGGAAAATATTTTTGTTTCTCGACCTTTCAATCTTACTATCCATTAAAAGGGCAGTAGTTGTACCAGACTTGTTCAAACCAACGTCGGACCAGCTAACCTCTTTTTCATAAGTATCTAAAGGCGTTCCAACTTTCGCGCTCAATTGGTGAACGTGGTCGTGTAAGTGTAGGATATTTTCTTTGTTTTCTTGTATTGACTTGGTAAAAATTCCTTTGATATGTACGTCTTGGTGGCTGTCCATAAAACCGTAGGTATTGCCAACGATTGTTCTGTAAATTTCATTTTCGTTATCGTTTTTGTCAGTCATTCCTTTGCTGGTAATTTCAGCGGCAGAACTTAATTCTATAACGTCACACTTTTTTAAAGTTGCTTTCTTTAACTTGATTAACTGCTTTTTGTTAGCAATCATTTTTTTAATATCGGCTTTGCTCATTTCCTTATGATTTTATTATCGATAACTTTCTTTAGCTTTTCAGCTTTCAACTTCTTCAATTGCTCTTTAGTAAGTTTCTTCTTCTCCATAACTAAACGTTTGAAATTGTAACATTTGAACCTTTAGGCTTTACGCTGTCCATTTCTTTGTCAGTTAAAACTTCTTTGCCTATTGATTCCCTCGCCTCGTTTGGTGTTATTAATCCAGCGTCAACCAATTTAATTGCTTGGTTTGCTCGTTCAGTTGGTGAAGGATTCAATGCTTCTATTTTTTCCTTGTGAATACCTAAAGAATAGTTT